GACCGTCATTTCGAACTCGCGATAGAGGGTGCAGACCTTCCCCTGCGCGTCCGTCGCAATCGCATACTCACCCACGGTCAGCGGGTAGTGATGGATCACGCTGTTGAAGTCGGGAAGGATGATGCTCGCACCGGTGCCGAACGCGCCCATCTCCTCATAGACTTGCTGCAATGCGCGGTAGGTGTTGGACTTCTGAAACACTTGATGCATCCGCGTGGTAATGCCATCCAGCCATACCCGAACGGGCTGGTAGGCGTTGAGATCGGGATCAGGAACGCCCAGACGAAACCACGGACGCGCTGGGCTGGTCGCGCCAGACATCAGACCGGCGCCGAGGGTGCGCAGCGCACGAATGCCGGTGTTGTCATAGATCGCGTTGGCCCTGCGCCGTCCCTTGTTGCGGTCCTGAAGGAAGTAGCGACCATTCCACGGCATGACGTAGGTGGTGATCTCCTGCCAGTGAGTCCAGAATGAGGAGCGCTCGGTCTTGAGTGCTCCCCACCGGCGGAGCAGTTTCTCGCGAAGATCCGGATTCGTTGCCATCGCTGTCCTACTTTCCGAGCAGTGTTCCGCTTCCGCCGCCGAGGGTACCGGTACCCACACCCCCTGGACCCGTGAGCATGGTGGATCCAATGCCCGACTTGGCCGCCTGCGCAGCCTGGGCCATGATCGTGGAGACATCGGGCGTCTGCTGTGTCGCCATGTTCGCGGCTACGGCGTTCTTGCGCTCCGTGGAGAGAGCGTTGCCTTCAGCCGTCTGCGTCGCCGTCGTTTGCTGTATGAGGGACTGCTTCTGGTTCGCGGAGGACTTTGAACCGTCGTACGCGCTTACGCCGACGCCGAGGGCACCGACTCCTGCCGCGATTCCCGAGATCAATAGGGCTGCTCCGGACATGGTTACTCCTTTGCGAAAAGATCAGTGAGGGTCGCCGCGTCGCTCAGCTCGATGATGTCCCACGGTCCAGCTGGAAGGTTCTTGAGCTCGGCCGAGTTCGCGGCAACCGCGAAGGTCACATCGGACGTATGCCCGCAGCCATCGTCATAGACGCCGGTGCGCTTGAACGGGTCAAAGGTCACCAGGCACGGATAGTTGCCGGCGCGGTCATGCAGCTCGGACTCCGACTTGAAGACGACCAGCTTGGCCATGTTGCTCATGTCACTCTCCTGTGGCTGTCACAAGGTTGGGGTTGACGGGCTGATGCGACATGAGAAGGTCGGTCTCATCCGTAAACTCGCGCTCGGCCTCTCCGATCGTGGTGGCGGAGCTGGGAAACACCATCGTGAACTCGGTATCGCTGAGCGCCGCGAAGATGGTCTTGCGACCCGCCGCGGCGGGAACGACGTTGTAGCCGTCGAGACGGATCCATCCCTCATTGACAAGAGCCAGGACGCTGCCGTGAATGATCACGACGGTGGGCCGTTTGATCATCACGCTGGAAATGAACTGGTCACCCTTTATGCGTACCGTGCGAGCATAGAGCCCGGCGTGGAAGACGTGCTGCGTCGTAATCGTCTCTTGCGGCATCTTGAGCCAGACGGCCTCGATCTCCCGTACCCTTGCGAGCATGTCCGTGGAGATCGGTGCCATCGTTGCGACCGGCGCGAGAGCGTCACTCATGCCAAACTCCTGCAATAGACCATGCTTGTGCCGACGTATTGAGGACGAACCGCCAGGAGACGGGCAAACCGGCTCTCCACCGGCGCGCTGTAGAGGATGGCGACGCAGCCGGATTCCCGCGCATCGTTCTCAATGGCTTCCATGAGATCTAGACCCGAGCCGCCAGGTCTTTGATCCTTGCCCAAAAAGATGCTCTCCACCACCGCAACCTTTCGGCTGTAGTGAGGAAGGATGGTGTGCAGCACGTTGGAGAATCCCACCATGACGTCAGCCGCAAACACGCCGAAGCAACGCGACACGCCCGCTTGCTCCAGCGCGGAGTACATATCTACTTCCGGGTTGATCATGCCAACCGAAGGGACGGAGCACTCGGCGGCGTAGGCTTCGACCAGCTGCATGGCGGCTCGATCGCCGAGAACATCCCGGTAGCTTACACGCCGGATTATCGCGCTGCTGATCACGCTCTGAGCTTACGGAGCCATGCGGCGGGTTATGTGTATCAGACCTGTGCGTACGGGTCATACTCCTGCACTTTCTTCGGCGCGCCCCAACCCATCGTTCCATTGGCGTTCTTGCGCATCCCTGCGGGTGCATCAGGGATCGAGAAGGTCAACGCCAGTGCGTCGGCAAGGTCCGGGCTGCGGCCCAGGCGCTTCTTGATCTGCTCTTTGCTCTCGATGATGAACTTGCCCTCTTTGAACGCGTAGGTAGGGCTGGTCAGCTCGGCAACCAGCTCGGGGATCGGCGGCAGGCTGCCTCCAGCCTTGACCCAGTCCGCCATCTTCATCCACATCTCGCAGCGCATGTTGTAGTACCGGTCGTCGCTGGTCTGCTTATTGTCGAAGCGGATGGCGTAGGGGCTCAGTCCAGAAGCACGCATGAAGTCGATCGCGCCGTGCGCCCATCCCACCGTGTCATCGAAGAAGCTCAGGACGTCGTCCATCTCGTACGGTGATCCATCGCGCATCCACTCGTTGCGGCGTGCCATCACCCGGTTGCCGATGTCGACGCTGGCTGCGGAGTCGCGGACATGACGCATGATCGTCGGCTTGAAGGAAACGATGCCTTGCCGCGGGAAGATGACCGTCCTATCGTCACCGAACCGCGCCACGTCCACACCCAGGCGTTTCTGCGCCCAGGTGAACTCCTCGAGACGTGGGTGGAGCTCCATCGCCGCCTCAACCTCTTCCACGCTCAGCAGCGCGTTGATCGAGCCCGGCGGGAACTGCCCGAGGATGTACGCCATCACCCAGGGATTCTCGCGGCCATACAACGCGATCTGAGCGCGCGCCCATTCAATGTCGACGCGTGGCGTGCGCCTGGGATCGTCGGGATCTGCGGTGATGGACACGATGTCCCACTCTGCCCGGGCGCGTGTGGTGACCTCGTAAAGCAGCCCGGTCTGGCTGGTAGTGTTGCCAGCCGTGATGATCAGGCCATCCTCGCAGCTCGTCAATCCCTGCTCGGCGCTCTTCACCATGTTCGGCGGAATGTCGCCGCTCTCATCGATCAGGTAGAACGGGTACTTGGAGTGCATGCCGCTGAGCGTGCGTCCAATCGTCTCCTCATTCGCAGCCTTGGCCCATGACTTCGCGGAGAGAAACCATGTCTCCGGGTGATCGTTCGCCACAATCCGCTGCGACGACCACGTAAACGCCTTCAGCAGGAACGGCGACTCGTTCTGCCACCGCGACATCTCCGCCCACAGGTTATCGTGCAGGTTGATCCCTGTAGTCGATACCGCCGCGCCCTTGGGATGCTCATTCCTGCTCGCGAAGCACGCCAGACGGTGCCAGCCGACCCACGCGAGCACAGCCGTCTTACCAGGTCCCGCGCAGGCCTTCATGGCGATGCGCTTGCGTCCAGGCTTGCCGGCCATGGTCAGCACGTCGAGCTGCCACGGATCAGGTTCAGCGTGGAGGCATTCCCGCACAAACTGCACCGGGTCAGCTCTCCACTCGCGGATCTTACCCGTCGCTCCACTCACGGTTTGGTGACCTTCCGACGCGTCGAGCATTGCGGTTGTGTCTGAGGTTGCGTGCGTTGGGCCTTGCGATCAGCAGCAACAGCAAGACGCGCAGCATGATCCACGTGGCCTACGTGGGGCTCAGGCTTCATCGCTGCGGGTGTTGGCGTCGTATCGGTCACAGGGTGCCCACCAGCTGTGTAGGTGCGCACTGGACGAAGTTGTAGGCACCGCGTCCGACCTGCACCATGTGGAACGACTTGAGCGGGTAGTCACGCTCGAGCTGGCGTGCGAACTGCTCGAGGATGTCTTGCTCGCCCATCTCATGGAAGGCGTTGCCGTTCGGCGCTCGCAGCGTAAGGGTCTTCCGGCGGCGTTGCCCGATGATGACAGCCTTCAGGATGAGCGCCTTGAGGCTCTTCCCGCCCGGCTTGTAGGTGCAGATCTTAGGCTCGGGCTCTTTGGCTTGCTCGTCTGTCATCGGGTAGCTTGTCGATCTGTCATCGTGCATGTTGCCTCCAGTGCTGCTTCCTACGGTTTCCACTCGGGTTTATAGTCATGCGGAAACGACGAAAACCCTTGCTGTGCTTATCGTTTGCGTGCATCACGTACCCGCAGGCGACCCTGTTTCTAATCACGCGCTTTTGGACTTTCAGCCCATCGCTCCGGGTGGGAACCCTTCATCAGGGCAGCGCCAGAGCCACTACGCGTGGGGCGGGAATAGAGACTGTAATCATCTACGTTCGTTTTCACCCTCGCCGTGCGCGCAGCACTCATCCGGTCAACCTCTCCCCCATCACCAACTGCTCCAGCGTCATCTCACCCTCAGGCGTCTTATTCCTGTTTGCATTCAACAAGTTAGTGCCAATCGCGCTCGCGCGTGTCGCCGTATCCACCAGCGTGGTGATCATCTTCAGGTTCGATTTCGGCTTGAAGAGCTCGGTTTGTACCGCTGCTTTGTCGTTGATTTCGAAGAGGAGCGCCTTGCGATCCGCCATCGCAGCCAGCCTTGCAGCCACATTGGCGTTGTGATTTGCCGCAGTGGCGAGGCCATCGGAGATCCCACGCAGCCTGTCAGCCAGACTCTGGACTGTCAATTGATCGGAAACAGGCAGGCTTTCAAGGATGCGTTCGTCTCTAACTATCGAAGCAGCAAGGACTTTCATCGTTTCCGTGCGACCGGAAACCAGCGTCGCAATCGTAGCCTGCGACACGTTGTAGGCCTTCGCCAGCGCCCGGGTCGTCTCCCCACTGACATGCCGACGCTGAATCTCGGAGCGTTGCTTGTCGTTGAGCTTG